GGAAAATGTTTCAAGAAACCCTCTGCCTTTATGCAACCTCATTGGAGTTTAGCTGCAACCGTACCGCAACCATATGTTGCGCTAGGTTATCGAAACAGTACCAGATTTCGTTCCATTGGCAACAGCTTTTTTTACTAGTAAGGGATTATTAAGGGTTAGTGTCTCACTGTGAGACATGGTTTGACCTAATCTGACACATGGTAGTGCAACCGTATGAGCGCATCCATATAACGCCTTTTCACTACCCTGCCATCAGTCCCTAACTGCAGCATCCTGGCTAAGCGTGTCCACGGCGCACCTCTAGCCTTGAACGCAGCACTATGCGCTACTGCCCATACCAGCTTGCGATCTGCTTCCGGCATCGAGACAGTCAACTCCAACGCTTTGTCGTAGTCACTAATCTGCTTTGATGTTGGCCGCAACACTGTCTCGCCAATCTGTGTCCAACCATATCCATGCCAGTCATTGATAACGTCAGGCCAGGCAGCCATCTTTTGTTTTCGAATAGCTGGCGGCAATCGCCTGTCTGTCTCGGCAGCTTCCAGAAACAAACTATGCAAGGCATCAACCGTCTGCAAAATGTTTCTCCATGCGCTCTATGAAAGCATGCTGTTGAAATATGTGCATTTGCCAGAACGACTTTCTGGCATCCTTGAACGCCTCTACAGACCAGCGTTGCTGCATTTTCTGCCAGACCTTGTCCTGCCTGTAGGCCCAGCTATCGACCGGCTGTATAATTTTTTTATCATTCATAGCAATGCTCCCTAGTAATAACTATCAAGTGTTGTTTTAAAAGAGATTCAGGTTTTGTTAGCGCCCTCCGCAATACTAGTATTAATACTAGTAGTTAATAGTGTCTCTGAATTTTCAATTTCACGCTTCACAGCCTCGCGCCAGCACGAATCGTTAGCGCATAGCAACTGATCGTTTCCTGTCATTATCCACGTCCCCATATGAAGCGAGTGTTCTGCGCCGCATATAACGCACGGCTCTGATCCTGTTGCTCTTGGTCGTGGCACGCTCTTTTTCCTTCTCATTCACCCATATCCCCATAATCTTGTACGCCAGCGCATGGCGCAGATAATCAAGCGTCAGCACCCCCGGACTGCCTTTTAGATAATCTGGCAGCGCCTGGTAGTTGTGATCCATCGCTAGTAGCCCATCATGGCCTAGGCGGCGCACTGGCACGCCATACGCCTCTGCAATATAAAACAAGCCGCAACCAAGCCCGATCAGGCGGCTGATCTCCTTGTCAGCCTCTATCAACGCTGCTTGGCGGCTCATAACCACCTCACCACTGTTGGCCCGGTGTAAGCCTTGTCCCAGACAAACCAGGCCAGCGCCATCATCCCACCGGCAAAACTTTCGCCGTTCTTCATCAGGCTTTGCCTATTGGAGAACACATAAACTGTAGTTGGTGGAGTGTGAGAAAAAAACTGACGCCGTTCTACGCCCTCAAGAAATTGCAACTTCAACAGCATGGCAACCTTGCGCTGGGCCAGTGCGTTTGCATGGGCAGCAAATTGCAGGGCCAGCTTGCCATATGGTGGGTTGGTCACGATGTTGTCACGCAGTCCAGATTCCATCAGGAAATCAACGCGCGGTGTCCCATAACCTCGATCAACCAAATCTGTGCTTTCAACCTGGTAACCTGCATCCTCAAGCACTTCCGAGATATGCCCCTGGCCACAACATGGCTCATAAATCGCGCCGTCAAACTGTTCAACAGCCAACAATGCGCGTGTAGGTTCTGGCGGCGTGGCATAAAAATTGTCTTTCTCACGATCACCACGGTCATTAAAACCGATACATTTCATGCCAGCATCAAGACGGTTCATTTATCAATCACTCTATATTCGCCGGTGATGGCACCACTGACGTAGCTGTCGTGCTTTTTGCAGTCGTCGCAGATGCGGTTCTGCTTGCCCCAGGACTTGAAATGCCGCCTGCATTTAAGGCAGTGCCTGTCCTCTTGTGGGCTGTTCCAGCGGTGTCCAAATCGATCTGATCGTTCAAAGTCTTTTGGCATCGCACCACCCCTTTCCCATCACAAACAGGACACAAAGCTGACTGCACGCAGCCAAATCCGTCTGGCTCATATATCCAGCCAGCCTTACAGCGCGTGTAGCTGTTTCTATAACCGCAACCTTCAGCCACCCTCTGCCTCACACATTTGTCGAATAATATCTGCCTGCGTAGTGCCGCGCAACTTGATCAGCGGCTTCAGATATGCCTCAACATGGCCCAAACGCTTTGCAGTGACGCAGTAGACGCCGCAACAACGCAAGCGCTCTTGAATCTCTTTTTGATTGGCTGTCAGGCTACCACCCTTGGGTCGCTTGAGTTCAATCATTATTGGGCCTTGGTCAGCCGGATCGTGCCAGCCGTTGGATGGCACAAATATCTCAAGGTCGGGCCAACCTGCCGCCATGCCCAGCTTTTTTAAACGGAGCTTATAACTAACGTGCCGGTTGCCTTCGTTCGGGCTGTGATGCCAAACGCTACCAAGTGGCAACGATACTTGCATCCAATGCACCACATATGTCTGTAACTCATCTTCAGTCATAATAGAAATCATTTGGTTCGACTTGTTTATCTGTCATCAATACAATCTTAGCCATATACTCAAGATTCGGAATCAGCCGGTTTTCATCGCCCGGCGGTAAGCACCAGCGGCGCACAGTAGACGCATGAGCAGCGCCAATTTGCCTGGCCAACTCTGTGTAGGTTAAACCTTCTTTTTCACGATAATCATTCAGCTTCATTTTTCACCTCTCGACAACCGTAATCAATTTATCGGAAAAAGACAAACGTAAAAAAGGTTGACGGTTTCCGACAAACTATTATATGGTTAGTTTTGAAAACAGGCGAGGCTGCATTATGATTGACGCATACCGCATTCCAAAAGCTTACTATCAAGATCATGTTGATTGTGGTTGTGAAGCCCCGGCAATTCTCAAAGAAACTAAGCAACACTATTGGATTAGCACTGAAGAAAACACAGACTTGGCGGAACTTCGTAGTCGCGCACAATATTACATTGATATGGGCGCGGTTGGTGGTTTTGACCCTTGGTTTTCTGGATTGATAGGCAGCGCCAAAGCGACGATAAAAATCATTGGTAATCAACCAGTGATTGAAAATTAAACACCAAAGGATTGTTATGGAGTTACCTAAAAGCAAAAGCTGGGCGATTGATAAAAATTATTATCATCACTCGAACCCATCACGGCCTATTTGCGTCACCATGTATGAAAAGTGCGTGGTACGCAAAAAGGTAGATATTGCCTGGAAGATTATTAAACGCGAAATTGCTGGTGATAAGGACAAAGCGTGGGAGGTTGTGCGTTTATACGCTAATGACAACGCAAAGATGGCTGGGGGCAGAACTGTACAGGACTGTGCTGTGATGGTGCTGATTGATGGCGCATCTATTGATGAAGCCATCAGGCACGGTATGAGTGTGCTTGATCAGTATGAGCCACGAACTTGGGATGGCGGTAAGGATGAGCGTCAACTTGCTGTGGTTCGCGCTGAGTTTGCAGACGTTTTGATCAACGCTATAGAGGGCATCAAGCAAGCGCACGCTTACTATGGATTGAACCGTGTCGAGGGTGAGAGCGAGATATTTGCTAATCTGCCAGGGTTGGAACTGCCTTTTTCTGGCTTTCCAGACTTCTCTAAGCGCATAGAACTTAAAACCAAATGGTCTAGCGTTGCTGACACTAAGTCAGGCATCAGGTCAGCATCACTGCC